TCTGGTTTGAATGGTAATAGTTTTTTAAGCACGGTTTCAGCGATTTGAGCATCGGACTTACTTCTCAAATCAATACCGTATTGTTTGCTCATCTCCTTCCGCAGTTTTATTTGTGATTCCAGCTTGGTGAATAACTCTCGAGTAACAGCTAAGTCATTCTTGCAATACTCGCGTAATAGCGCTTTGTGATACCACTCTGTGATTAAGTCCGGGTGGTATGGAAGGTCTTGTAACTTGCGTGTATGTAGCTTTGCACCGTAGGCTTTCAAACCGCCTTGGCCTGGGGCTACTTCGATCAAGTCTATATGATCAATCCATTTGATAGATTTAACGATGTTCCAATGCTTCTCACCCCCAACAATAAGCCTGTCCGATAAGGCTTTTAATTCCGCATTAGTGCAGCCTGATATGGCGGCGGTTATCATCGGTATATCGTAATTGATACCGTTAAACGTAACTAATGTATAACGTGACAACGTGTGGATCAGACCGGTAATATCCAGGGGATGATCGTCGTATAATTCGAAATATTCCCCGGTGTCGAACGCGCACAACCAGTAATTATGATAACACTCGGTATCCATGCACGATGCTTCATTGGACACATGCGCCGACAATGGTGGCGCACCGCACCACGGGCAAGCACTTACCGCTTCTTTGTAACCATGATCACAGCTCTCACAGCGATACATCGTTCAGCCTCAAATATTTCCGACAAATATTAGCGGTTGCTTGTTGATTCTTTTTTCTAGCCGCTTCGCTATCGCCGGATGCCGACTCATATCCCATAGCCGAAGCACTAAAAGAAGCAGGTGAACCCGCATGTATAACGGAAGTGCTTGCAGCGGCATAAGCGGCATAAGCGGCATAAGCGGCTGAACAGGGCTCCTGAAACCGTTCATAGGCAATAGCATCCGCTATAGCTGCGGAAAAGGCAGATAGTCTCAATGCTTCTTTTGATATTTTACCCTCACCGTATGCTATAGCTGCATCAACCGCCATAATGCTTCTTTTGTCCGTCATTAGATGTCTTACTGTATTCGCGCAATGACCTTTAGTTAATGTGAGTTCTTGAATATTATCTGGATATTCTTCAGCATAAAACCATAACATCCAATCGCCGCGTTCACATTGCTCCCAACTTCGACCATATCTTAATTCAAATTTCATTTATAGTACCTCTGAAAACAACTATCATGCTGTCATGTTTACCCTTGTTTTTTTCTGAATATTCACCTTTTCCGTTATAGCCGCAAAACGCAACACGGCCTTTTAAAAATCGGATCTCAGCATTAGGTAATATCAGATCGTGAAATTGTTTGGTGCTTGTGGCGACCGGTATCAGCAATACACAAGTCTTGCCCAATAACCATTCATCATAGGCTTTCTGTATAAATTTTGGTTTATCAAAACGATTGTACGGGGGATTGATATAATTACTGCGCCCCCATTCTGTTTCTAAGCCATCAAAAGTAGCGTATAACGGGCAAGGATCATAATCAAAATTAAATTCTTTGTTAAGTTCATCATAAAGCCATTTAGGTGTTGCCCAATGGTCATTAACTACACTTCCATCTCTATTTTTCATCTTTGCATTTTCTCCCAGTCATCCAAGCATTCTTTACCGCACCACCGTAAGCCTGGCGGTAAAGGTTCTTCGCAGAATAAACATTCACCCGTAGGTTGTAATGTTTTCCGTATTTCTTCAGCACGGCGCTTTTGATTCTGTAAAGCAACCTTATCCATAAGGTCGATTATTATGTCTGCTCTGTCATGATCTTGCATTAGGGTTCTCCTGTATAAAAACCGCCCCGAAGGGCGGCGTGTGATATTAAATCATCATTCCATGCTGACGTAACTGCTCGTCGGTCCAGCCTGCTGCAATGAATTGTTCATAAGTTGTGGTCCCCGCTGCCGGTAACATAACGTGTGCAGGCGGTGCTGGTACCGGTGGGGGTGCTGGTACCGGTGCGGGTGGTGGTACTTGTAAGAACGCTGTGTTCGGTGCCGCTGGTGCCGCCGGTGCCGCTGGTGCCGCTGGTGGCATGAACTGTACAACGTCAGGTTGCGTAACATTACCGACGGGTGTTTGCAACACATCAACCGGGATACCCGACGCGCCAAATTTTATAGCTTGAACGTTAACCGATGATCCAGTTATACGCCCGTCTTTATGATAGCCGACGAATGCAATAGCTTGAGGGTTAATATAAATTCCCGGCGTATGGGATTTACCAGGACGCGGGGCATTAGGCGCTACTGAAACATAAGCCTGTACCCAATCGCCCGGCATGATGGCATCAGGTGTTGTTAATGGTTGAGATTTTAAATCGCAGATAACAGGAGCCCAGCGTTGGCTCATCCAGATAATCCAATTACCAGGATAACCGGCTTGGTCACAAGGACGCTTATTATTTTTATTTGGTATTTGGCTATCACCGTCGGTAATTTTCCAACTGAACGAAGGTGCCAGTGATTGTCCAGGATAAGCAGCGTCACCGATTGCTTTGATTATTTTTCCCCATTCGGTTTCTGCCCACAATTGTTCGCCCGCCTTTGGTATGGCGATACCGATATTAAAATCGGCAACTTGAACGCCGGTTTTCGCATCAACTACAGGTTGGTTGTTTTCCGTAAATTGTAATTGGGGAGTGTAGACCGAGCCGCCAATCATTCTTGATACGGGTAATAATATTTCTTGTGCCATTTTAGTTTTCCTACTGATTTTTGGAGTTGGTATTTTATTGACGATAATGTTAATTGTCAACCGAAATAGTTCTTTATTTTTGCAATCTTCATACTTCCAGGTTTTCGTTCTGAAAGCATTGCTACAACTTCTTCATTCAGACCTTTTTTTCTTGCTTGTGCCGGGGTAATGACATTGATCTTTTTCAAATCAATTCCCATAAGTTCGCCGGTATCGATCACTTGTTGTTCATCAACTTTCCAGCCTTCCCGCCCGGTAGTTTGTTCCAATGTATAACCAGGAACAGATTTTCCGGTTCTAATGCGATACTCAATATCGGCTTCAATACCTGCGATTCTACTCTTAAGTCGGTCTTGCGCGGTAAGTAGTAAGTCGTACTCTTTACCTAGATCATTGTCTGCTAATTGATATTCACCATTCAATGTAATATCACAAGCGGTATATGCCGCTTGCTGTAATGCAACACAACCATGCGCTGCCGGGCAATAGTGGCAATGACCACCTGTAACACACGGTACATCCGGCAATTGTGTTTTGGTAGCAGCATCCTTTAAGCGTTCGAAATAAGGCTTTAAGGCGCTGAGATACATTGCCCATACTCTAACCGGACCTTCTTTACAGTAAGATCGTGGTTGAACAATTACCATATTAATTAGCGGATCGTCTTGAACATTCAGGTTGTCCAGTATACATACCGCGTAACTGATTAACTGCCAGTTTTCAAAAGCATCAACATATCGATGACCGTATTTATAATCGAAGATATGAAGTACATTGGCTTCTTTATCATAAACTCGACAATCAGGAACCCCGCCGAGTTCTTTATGAATGCTAGGCGCACCTACATAACCTTCAATGATAGCGTTCCATTTACTAATGTCCACCATCGAACGTATAGTATCTGCGTACAATTCACCGGATTCAATCATTTCAGGATCGATTACCGATCTGTCAAATGCTTTACCTAGCAATATATCATGTGCTACAACATGCGCCTGAATACCTTCATCGGCTGAATTTCTATTTTCATCGTCAGGTATTATATTGTTGTAAGCCATGTGTACGCTTGCAGGGCAAGGCACCCAACGATGAGCAGAACTCGGGTTAAGATGTAATCTCATAATCCTAATCTCTCCTTAACCAATGGGATCAATTCAGGTTTACCCGCCAGTGCCGGTAATGACGGGAGACCAACCGACGCAATTACTTGGTTAATACCTTCAATAGTTAATTGCCCCGCGTTCTTTGCGTGCATTATCATGTCCACAAACTTACCGAACGTTAGTGTATCAGCTGGTGGTGGTGGAACCTGGACGGTATCCGCCGGTGGTGGCGGTGGGACCTGTGCGGTATCAGCCGGTGGCGGTGGTGGAACCTGTGCGGTATCAGCCGGTGGAACGTCTGACTTACTGCCACGTTTAGCTTTCCACAATCCAGCGCTGGTTTTGGCGCGACTGCTGGCATGTTTTTCAGGATCCCAAGGCATTTGTGCAGCGTCAAGTTCTACTGATTCAGGTGGCGCCGGTGGTGGCGGTGGAACCTGGACGGTATCAACAGCCGGTGGTGGCGGTGGAACCTGGACGGTATCAACAGCCGGTGGTGTTGTTGCACTATCAACGCCCGCCAATTCGACGAAATAATTCGCCATTCTTACACATTCTTCTTTGGTCGGATCAGTTACGGTTACAGTTATGGTTATACTCATTGTTTATTACCTTTTATTATAAGTTTTAAAATTTGTTTGTTTTTAGTCCACCAATCTAATGCTTTTTCATCCATTTTAGCTATATCATCGTCTGGAAATGAAAACCAGTCTTTGATAGTGTGTTGTTGACATCCTATACTCATGACATCTGTTGTTAAAACAACAGTCCAGGTTCCAAGTTGTAAAGTTTTTATTTCTTTACAATTTCCTATTATATTACGTAGGTCTGCATATCGGAGTTTTGCTCCTTGAAGGTTTGCTCCTTGAAGGTCTGCATATCGGAGTTTTGCTCCACGGAGGTTTGCTCCTTGGAGATATACTCCTTGGAGATCTGCTCCTTGAAGGTCGGCTCCTTGAAGGTCGGCATATCGGAGTTTTGCTCCTCGGAGGTCGGCTCCTCGGAGTTTTGCTCTTTGGAGTTTTGCTCTTTGGAGGTCTGCATATTGGAGGTCTGCTCCTTGAAGGTCTGCTTCTTGGAGGTCTGCGTCTTGGAGGTCTGCGTCTTGGAGGTCTGCTCCTCGGAGATCTGCTCCTTGAAGTTTTTTCATAATACTCATTGTTTATTACCTTCTATAGTTATGTTTTAATTTACAGCGTCGATATTTTATGCAACAATTAACACAGTTGTCAATAGGGGATGTTATGAAATTAAGAGACTACCAAGAAAAAGCAGTTCAAGACATTTACAACGAATGGGCGCAACATCGTAATGTGGCGTATGTGTTGCCGTGTCGTGGTGGCAAGTCGGCTGTCCTGGCACATATCATACGACACAATCAAGGCGGTGCGTGTGCTATCGCGCATCGGTCTGAGTTAGTCAGTCAATTATCGCATACCCTGGCGCGTAACGGCGTTTATCATCGGATCATTGGTGCCGGTTCAATAGCGAGGGAATGTATGCGGGTGCAATTGCTGGAATACGGCAAGCACTTCATTCGCCGTGCTAGTCCTGTGGTGGTGGCTTCGGTGGATACGTTAATCAAGATGGATCGAAACGATCCATGGTTCAAGCAGGTTACATTATGGGTTTGCGACGAAGTTCATCATTGCACCATTAAAAATAAATGGGGCAAAGCTGTCGGTATGTTTCCGAATGCGCACGGGCTTGGTGTTACTGCTACGCCATTGCGCGGTGATGGGCTCGGGTTATCACATGATACTGACGGTGTATTGCATACGCTAGTCAAGGGTCCAACTCATCCAGAACTTGAACAGAAAGGTAATCTGGCACCGTTCAGGATATTTGCGCCGACTTCTGATATTGATTTGTCAAACGTTAATATCACGGCATCGGGTGATTACAGTCCAGATAAATTACGGAAAGCCGTTCATAAATCACACATAACCGGGGATGTTGTTAAGCACTACCTGAAAATTGCACCCGGTAAACTCGGCATGACGTTTTGCGTCGATGTACAATCAGCCATCCAACAGGCACTTGAGTTCCGTGCAGCAGGGGTGCCTGCCGTTATGGTGTGCGGGGAAACCCCCGCCGATGATCGAATCAAGTATCAACGGATGCACCAAGCCGGGGAAATCAAACAGTTGGTTAATGTTGATCTGTATGGCGAAGGGGTTGATATTCCAAACCTGGAAGTTATCAGTTTGGCACGGCCTACTGAATCGTTCAGTTTGTTTTATCAAGCCATGTGCCGACCGCTCAACCCAATACCGGGTAAGGAAGCCATCATAATCGATCATGTTGGTAATGTTGCCCGGCATTCGGCGGCCTGGATGCGATATGTGGTTGGTGGCGAATGGTCGTTAGGACGCCGGGAGAAACGATCCAGAACCGCACAGACTGATATTATTCATACACGAACCTGCCCGGAATGTTTTGCCGTGTATGCCAGGGAGATCGGTCCGGTGTGTCCGTATTGCAAGCACAAGTCAGAACCAATTAGCCGTAACGGACCAGAATTCGTGGATGGCGATCTGCATGAATTATCAATGGAAACACTTATGGCGTTACGTGGTAAAATTGACGAGGTGGTTAAAACGCCTTATAATGCGAGTCCCGTAGTAGTTGCTTCAGTAGCGAAAATTAATCGGGAACGTGCTGAAGCGCGTGAACGGCTTAGGGAAACGATGCTGGCGTGGCAAATGAAATATGGTAGTGACGATTTGCGTAGAGATCAGAGACTATATTTCATCACGTTTGGAACTGATGTAGCTACATCACAAACACTTAATAAAAAAGATAGTGAAATTTTAAATGAACGAATCAAAAGAGAATTATAAGTTATCCAATTTTGGATAATACTGATTTAAAAGGAGTTTTTATATTGCGACGCGCAAACCCTTGAGTATTCAGATTTGAATAGTACTAAAGATCAACAACTTATATATAACGGTGAAAAAATGAAAGAATCAAACGTATTACAGACAATTAGAATGAAAGCCAGTGAACTAGGTTGGAGAATTTTTAGAAATAACTCGGGTGCTTTGCATGCGTCGAACGGAAATTTCATCCGGTTCGGGTTAGGTAATGAAAGTTTTGGGATGAACAAAATTATTAAATCAGGTGATTTAATTGGAATCCGCCCGGTTCTGATAACTCAAGAGATGGTCGGCACGATTATCGGGCAGTTTGTGTCGTTAGAGGTTAAACGTGCGGATTGGCAAAAACGGGATACAGACCACGAAAAAGCACAGCGGCGTTGGTGTGAATTGATAAATGACATGGGCGGTTACGCCATTATTACCAATAATTCAGAGGATTTAAATTAATGAACGAATTAAGTATTAGCTCTGCTGAATTATCAACAACTTATGGTGAACAAATAATGAACAGTATCGAAGAAGCTGAAATATCAGGAGTTTATAAAGATCAACAACATACGTTAATACTTGGTATGCAGGTCAAGCGTATGCCTTCCCCACGATCTGGTTATGTTAATCTGTACCCAATAACCGCATTCAAAGAAATTTATCCAATGACAAATCAAAACTTACGGTAAACAAATAATGAAACCACGTAAATCAAGAACTGCTCCTGAAATATCCCGTCAATTTATTCTTGACGCAACCATGACGCTAGCATCCAAGGGCGATTATTTTTTATTGCGTCGTGATGATGTGGCGCAAGCTGCCGGTATCGCTCCTGCTTTGGTATCTTACTATTTCGGGACAATGCCGCAATTCAGAAGAACCATTATTCGCGAAGCAATCCGAACAAATAATTTGTATATTATCGCATGCGGTTTAATGCACAGAGATCCACGGGCAATGGCGTGTGATGTTGAAATTAAAAAACAGGCATTGGGGGTGATGTTATGAAAAATGAAGAATTAATCACAGCCATTCGAAGCATTGCTGATGAGATGAGTAAGAAATTATGAAATTATCCATATTGCCTAACGTAACGGGAACAACGATTGAGCAATATGATAAAACGTGGGAGGAATTGATACAGATAATACAAAACCCTAATGAATATTCGGAGAAATCGAAACTCCCGTTGATTAAATTAGCGTCATTCGGAAATATAAGATCGATTAACGGCTCATTACGCCATGATAGCAATGTGATTGCGGTTAGCGGTATTGAGGGTGATTACGATGCTGGTGCTATAGATATGGATCAAGCGGGTTTGTTTCTGACAATGGCCGGTATCCGAGCGATACTTTATACCACGCCATCCAACAGTGAAATTAAACCACGATGGCGCGTTCTGATTCCGTTCGCTGTCGAGTATGATCCAAGTATTCGAGCTGGATATGTTGCCAAATTAAATGAACTATTGGGTGGCATCCTGGCGCGTGAAAGCGGTACATTAAGCCAAACATTCTTTTTTGGAAAAGTTACTAACGTTCCATATCGTTCGATGGTTGTTGATGGCGGTTTTATCGATGAACTTTACGAACCGATTGAAGTTAAGCCGGTTATTAATCACACGCCGGTTCAGATCGAACAGGTTGATTCGGTTGTCCTGGGCGAATTGGAATCGGCGCTTAAATCAATTAGTGCGGATGATCATGAGGTTTGGACTAGCGTTGGTCATGCGCTATCCGGGCTTGGTGAAGCCGGTTACAAGTTATGGGCTGATTGGTCGGCTACATCACCCAAACATAATCCAGATCAAGACTTGTGGCGCTGGAACACGTTTACTGGTGATAGGACAGGCTATCAGGCGGTATTTGCCAAGGCGCAAGCAAACGGTTGGGTTAACCCACGGGCAGCTAAGCCAGTCGAGTTAAGCGGTATTGTGTTCAACGGTACTGTGCCGGAAGGTTTGGAAGGTAATGAAACGGATGTGATTCTATCGTCGCGTATTGATTCATTAGGATTTGTTCATTTGACAGGATCTGGCAAGCCGCAAGCATCGGTTGAAAACTTGCGCTACTTGCTCGATGCTTATGGTATTAAATGCGGTTATGACGAAATTCTTAAAACCGTTTCAATTGAGTTTCACAATGGATCATTGAAAGGGGATAACTCGGACAATGCGTCATTGGGGAGGATTCAATCGTTAATCAACATTAACTTTGCCCCGGCGACAATGATCAACATGATTGAAGTTATATTCAATGAGAATACTTACAATCCGGTTATGGCTTACATTGAATCAAAACCGTGGGACGGGGTAAGTAGGATTAACGATTTATGCGCTTCGATAACTGTGCCTGATGAAATGACGGATTATCGGAATATGATTGTCAGAAAATGGTTGATTCAATGTATCGCTGCGCTGGATGCCGGTGATAGGTCGCCTATTTATCACAAGATCAACAAGTACGAATTGGTGCTAACGTTCCAGGGTGAACAAGGTATATTTAAAACCACTTGGGTAAAGAGTTTGTTACCGAGGGAATTGTCTGAATACATTAAGGATGGTCTGCACCTGGACTTGGCTGATAAGGATTCAATTAAGAACGCCATATCGTGCTGGATAGGTGAGCTTGGGGAACTAGATGCCACGTTCAGGAAGTCTGATATAAGTAGATTGAAGGCTTTTTTATCCGCTACAAGCGACAATATTCGAATGCCGTACGCACGCATGGGTTGTCAATTTAAACGTCGCACGTCGTATTATGCCAGCGTAAATGATGACAAATTCCTACTTGATTCGACCGGTAACCGGCGGTATGGAGCCCTGCCTGTAACGTCAATTAACGTGCAGCATGGTGTTGACATGCAGCAACTTTGGGCTGAAGTTTTGCACCTTTATCTCAACGGTGCCGAGTGGTGGTTGAATTATGTTGAACAAACTCAATTGCGTTTGATTAACAATGATCATTTTACGGCTATTGATCCTATTGCTGATTTGTTAGAGTCTCATTTTGATTTGTTGGATACGTCTGAAAATTATCAAATGATGAGCACTACAGAGATAGCCAAAGCTATTGGTTGTTTGAAACAGACGCAAACAGAACTTAACAGAATCGGTTCACTTTTGAAAAAATACAATCATGTTAGAAAATGTGATAGTAATGGTAAAAAAGGTTATAAATTAAAAAAGAGGTTGATTACAGATAATATAAATTGGAATGGTTAAATAACAAACCGGCTTTAAGCCGGTTTTTTTATATCTATAAAACAGACAGTACAGACAGTCTGTTTTTAACTTTCAATTAACAGTACAGCCAGTCACAGTCGGTATGATAAAATAACGGTCTGCCCTGCAAGCCACGAATAGCGTGGTTTCAGATAGTACATATAGTACAGACAGTAATAATAATAATAATAATAATAAAAGGGTATAGTGTAGTATAGCGTATGCACGTATTATTCCTCTCTAAGAGAAAACACAGTATGTTACAGTATGTACCGTCTGAAGCCACGGCTGGCGTACCTTGCAGGGGCAGCCTGTGTTTTTAAACACCCGGCTGTGTTGTCTTTTCATCATTTTTATTGACAATACCGTCAATATCTGATTTAATTTAACCGTAGTTTAAATTTTAACCAACCGGAGTAAGACAATGATAGTTTTAAAAATAGGAACAAAAACACTTGACGCCATGATTAAAAAACAGTCATGGCATATTGAAGGAACTCTCCTTATTAATAAGGAAAATTTGGAAGTCGGGCATATATCTGATGAAGATATAACTCGTGGAGTTATAGAGATTACGCTTGATAAAGCGTATCTTGTTAACACTTTATGCGGAGAATAAATCAGACACTACAGCCAAGGACGGCGGTTTATTAATTGGCTTTCATTCGAGAGTTAATCACTAAACCAACCGGAGTAAGCCAATGAGCACCTATCACATAGAACCTATTTACGATCTGGCCCATGAAGCCGTGCATGAAGTCAGGAAGTTCCCACCGGATAGTTTGATAGCTATTCGTGGTGAAGATTATGACGACAGGGAAAAACTTTTTACTGTAACGGATTTGAATGCTGGTGATTGGCAATATGTGCGCGCTGGTGATTGGCTTGCTGAGTACGAACGGTCATGGTACGAATAGGGTGCGAATTCGTACTAATTCAACATTCAACGAGGATTTGAGATGAAAGAATACAAAGTCGTAGAATACAAAACGGGTTGGTTTTTTGTCGTTGTGGGATTAACGTTCAAAGATTGCCAAAGACAAATAGAACACCAACTTGGATACGTGCCTGTCCTGGACATCTTATCCACAAAGAATCTTAAGTGTGGCGTTGTCGAGAATTAAGAGTACCGACATATAGAACACTCAGCCCGGTGCGATGCCGGGCTTTTTTTTGTCCGTGGTGGCTTGAAAACCAACTAGCCGTATGAATGATATGCCTTACAGATTTTCGTGGCTGTACGGTGATATTTGGCGTTCGTGGCTGTACGCTTTTGAAGTGTTAATTCAAGTTTGATATGGCAATATTCAGCACAATTATTGCCACCACCATGATGGACACCAAGTAACACAACACCCCTTCAATTAAATCGCTCATTTGTTTTATTCTCATTTGTGGTATAATCGGATTTAAGTGTAGTATTATCCGCAAAAATTACAAATGATTAGGTGATAAAATGTTTCAAAATTTATCCGAACACGCCAGAGAACACGAAAAAATGATAGCTGGAGGTACGTTATTGTGGCCTGATACGCCGACAACTGACGCTGATCGTTTGAATTTTACGGCAGGTATTGAATTGCATACGTTTCCGAACGGAACTGCTGATTTATTTTCTAGCACTGTTGGTGCAGGTGCAACAATCAGTAGTCCTACTGGCGGCGGTATAAAAATCGTACAGGCATCGGGAGCAGCCACGAATACTACATTAAATTTTGATGTTCCTGCGTTTCAGTTGGAATCAGATTCAACAATTTGCGTTATTTATTCGATTAACAATCCTATTTTACAAAGGTCCGGTTCAGTTTACGGGACCACTCAAGCATTAAATTTCAGTTCATTTTGTGCGGCGTCTTCTGGCGCGGCTTTTTATCAGGGCGTGCAGTCGGATGGTGGTGATGTTTTAGTAAATGTTACCGCAGCGTCGCTCGATGCCGGTAAATCTGGCGTCGGAGCTACTATCGGAGATACACTAGACAGAATGCGGTTAGTGTTCAATTTGTCTCAAGGTGCTGAAATAGTGATTAAGCGGGTATTACTTAGTCCGAAAATAAAACCTACGTTCGGCGTATATTTTGACGATGGTCTGATATCTGAGTATGCCGAAGGTTTTCAATATATGGCTAAGAAGGGCTTGCGCGGAACACTAGCAGTTATAACAAATACCGTTGGAGGCAGTGGTAGAATAACCAAATCGCAATTGTTAGAGATGCAAGACGCCGGTTGGGATATTGTAAATCATACTCATACGCATGTTGGTGCAAATTCCGGTTACGGAGCATCACCCGATCAAATTGCATTGAGTCAATCGGTGCTCGCTGGCGATAATTTTATTTTGAATGGAAGTATTGGCGGTGCGTTATTTGACGAGCCCAGGTGCTTGATTGCCATATCCGCGGGTGATGAAACTAACAAGCGGCTGGAAGTAACTGGCATGGATGAACATGATAATGTAATTACAGTTACACAGAACGGTATTGGTACAGCAACGTTCCCTGTAGGTCAAACTGTCTGGAAAAGAATAGATCAAGTTAAATCGATCGATGGTACCACTTCGACGGTAAAACTCACTGTATCAGCTAGCCATAGTGAATTGTTATATCAGATCGGAACAGCCCAACAATGGTTACGTTCAAACGGGTTCGCTAGAACAGCGCATTTGTTTGTTGCTCCTGGCGGTCAATACAATATTCTTACGTTCAGAGTTTTAGCCGAGCTCGGCATAACTGGAATGAGAACTGTACAACAATATGTTGAACAACCGTTTATTCGACCTAACCCTTTAACTATTTGCTCATGGGGCGGTGGGATCTCAAGCGGTGGATCAGCTACTACTATTGGTTACAAAGACAAAGCCATAAATCAGAACGCGTATACCAGTGTTTTCCTACATGACATAATTGTAGATAGTGGTTCCCCCGTTGCCGGTGTAGAGTCGCGCAGATCAGATTTTAGATTGTTTATTGATGCCGTGGCGGCGTCTGTTAAAGCCAATGATGTGCAGTGCATAACAATGAGTGAATATTTCAAACTATGTGGGTATTAAAACAATGTCAAAAGTCACAATTCTACCAGCAGCGACAACGACCGTTACAGGCGATTCGTTTGAAGCGTTGAATGACGGTTTAGGTATATTTCCTAATCAAACCTATCAAGCCACTGTCACAGGCACCGGAGCAGTTACCGCCACGGTAATCATCGAATTCAGTAATGACGGTACGAATTGGCTCACCGGTGCCACGATAAGTTTATCCGGTACTACCAGTGCTAGTGATGGTTTTGTGTCGTCGGCCTCGTGGGTTTATCGCCGCGCCAGAGTAACCGCAATCAGTGGCACAAGTGCGGCGGTTGTTGTGACAATGGGGGTGTGATATGGGTGTTGCATTAGTAGATAGAATTGTCGGTAACAAACGCGGTCGGTTTGTTATAGCATCGTCGGGCATTCCTTTTATTTTACCGTCGAGTGGTACTATCGGAGACAACGGCGCGTTGTCGGCATTAACAGCATTGCCGACAACATATACCAGTTGTTATATGTATTTTCCGGTGAACACCATTGCCGCGGGCGTAGCTGCGGGTTGGTATTATGTTGTAATGGCCAGCACGACAGCAGGTACAATTTACAACAACGTTTATACATCAGGCATTCCAACAATTCCCGCATCACCTACAGCGTTTGCAACCACAGGCCCAGGGGCATATACGCAAACAACATCAAGCGATATTGCTAGCATGGTATTTACCGTGCCTGGCGGATTGTTGGGTACCCATGGAAGTATTAATATTCAAAAGGATTTGTATTGTATAAACAATGCAAATGTAAAATCTGTTGGTACAAAATTCAATGCCACTACTATGCACAGTACCACGTTAACATCGGTTCAAATGAATTTTGTACAGCTATCTATAAAAAATAGGGGCGTGCAAAACAAACAAGTAATAACACGTAACAATACGAACATTGGTGGAACATCCACGTCAAGTAATCCCGGTTATCAGTCTATAGATACCAGTGTGGATTTTACAATAACAGAGATTTTTAACATGGCTACTGCGACAGATAGTATTGTTAATGAAGGTTTCACAATAGAAGCAATAACAACATAAACGGGATGGCAAAATGAAAGTATGTATTGAGAAAACACCAGACGGAACATTCAGCGTTTACGAAGAAGTTGAACCGGCGGCTGAACAACAGGGCGCTATGACACCGGAGAACGAAAAGGCTGAACAGAAAGGCGCACAGTCAGCACCAGATTTACAAGGTGCGTTGATGCTGGCTGCCAAGCTGTTATCCAGCTCAGAGAATGACCAACAGCAAGCAGCGTTCGATCAAGGACTCGCTAAAACAAACCCAACTATGGCTATGTAATATGACGGATTGGGATACCATTGAAATTGAATACGCCAAAGGGATTCGTTCGAATTGCGATCTGGCAAAACAGTTCGGTATTTCTGAAGGTGCTATAAGAAAACGTGCTAAACAGTACGGTTGGATAAAGGATTTGTCGCATAAGATTACTCTTAAAGCACAAAAGAAGGTCTATGAGAAACGGATAATAACAACTGGATCGCACGGTTCTAGCAAAATTGACAAAGTTACTGAAGCGGAGATTATTGAATCGGAAGCGGCGGTTCAAGCACTGGCGTTAATATCAGAACGTGAATCAATCAAACGATTGAATACGCTGTCCGAAAGGACTGAGTTTATTTTAGAAACATATCCGATCGACGATCCGGAAAAACATGCGAAATGTACAAAGATGATTGTCGAAACCAGAGAAAAGATATTCAACTTGTACCGGCGTAACCTTGGCATTAATGACAATGCGAACGGTGATGCTAATGCGCCCGTAACCAATGTTACTGTTAACTATGTCTAGGTTGATTCAGTCACGCGAGAAAAGTTTGGCAATGAAGGTGCCCGAGGTGTTCGCACCACTAGCACCGGCCAGTAGGTACAAGGGTTGTTTTGGTGGCCGGGGAAGCGGGAAATCGTGGTTCTTTGGTGGTAGGTTGATTATGGATCATGTTGTTAATCGTGGTTTATCTTCAGTATCATTGCGTGAAGTTCAGAAAGACCTAAAATCATCAGCTAAGAAACTTGTCGAAGGTGTTTTACAAAAACATCAAATCGGGGAAGCGCAAGGCTTCAAAGTTTATAACGACTGTATCAAGACGCCTGGTGATGGTGTGATCATCTTCCAGGGATTGCAGGATCATACAGCCGAGTCAGTTAAATCACTTGAGGACTTTGGCCGGGCCTGGGTTGAAGAAGCGCAAACGGTATCGGCAAATTCGCTCAACTTATTGCGCCCAACTATTCGTGCACCTGGATCCGAATTGTGGTTCTCTTGGAACCCACGACGTAAATCTGATCCTGTTGACGTAATGTTACGCGGTGCCGAACAGCCAACTGGCAGTATTCTGGTTAAAGCCAACTGGCACAACAATCCGTTTTTCACGGCTGAATTGGAACAAGAACGACTAGATTGTTTGAGGATGCAACCGGATCAGTATCCGCATATTTGGGATGGTGATTACATAACGGTAAATTCTAGCGCATATTTTGCCAAGGAGATAACATTGGCAAGAGCTGAAAACAGAATAGGCGGTAATGTGCCGGTTGATCCGTTGATGACGATACGGGCATTTTGGGATATTGGCGGTACTGGTGCGAAAGCCGATGCTGTAGCGATATGGGTAGCGCAGTTTATCGGAAAGGAAATCCGCATAGTTGATTATTATGAAACAGTCGGACAACCTTTGGCGTTCCATCTTAACTGGTTACGGTCAAACGGTTATGACGGGTGCTTGTGTGTATTACCGCACGATGGTGCACAGCATGATAAGATTGAATCGATAACATACGAAGGTGCGATTAAGAAGGCCGGGTTTCCAACAAAGGTTATCAAGAACCAAGGCACCGGCGCAGCAATGCAACGTATTGAAGCAGTACGGCGGTTGTTCCCGGCAATGTGGTTCGATAACAAATGCGAAGCTGGAATCGATGCGGCGTCGTGGTTCCATGAGCGAAAAGATGATAAGCGTAACATCGGACTCGGACCAGAACATGACTGGAGTAGTCACGGTTGCTTCATAGGAAACACATTAATCTCTACTAACAAAGGTGATGTTGAAATTAAGGATATATGTATTGGTGATATGGTTTTAACTCCAGAAGGCTATGCTAGAGTAGACAATGCAGGAGTTACGAAAATATCAACCGAGTTGATAGAGATAACATTGTCCGATGGAAAAATGATAACTTGCACACCTGAACACATGATATTCACTTTTCGTGGATTAGTACAGACAGCATCCTTATGTTATAATGATCGTATTATAACTATTGAGAATTTATCATGTGTACAGTTAGTGAACGCAAAAGAGATGGGTTATCGGGACGCTTTTATAGAGAATATGCAGGAATCAAATATTGGTATCAACCAAGCGCAGGTAAATATAGATCGGGTGTTAAGCACGATCAACAATGGCTTCATCGCGTTATTGTTAAAGCCGATGATAATTTTGAAGTTTGGCCCAAAGATGGTGATTGGGACAATTTTAAAAAAACTAATTGGTATACAAAAGAGCGTTATAAAAGGACTCACAAAAGTAAACATCCAGCTCAAGAATTCAATGGTATCAAATACTATAGACAAACTGACACAGGATACTATTCAAGAATCGTGCGTGAAGACGGACGACAACGAAAAGAATATTTACATAGATTCATATGGGAATATGTTAATGGGAGTATTCCAGACGGATACCATGTCCATCATAAGAATGAGGATAAAAGCGATAACCGAATTGAAAACCTCATATTACTTACATGTAGTGCGCATAGTAAGATACATTCTGTTGAATATCACACGACGAAACAAAAAACAAATGTCGTCTGTGTTGTGTGCGGAAAAACATACAGGGCATACTTCCCTACAAAAGCAAAATATTGCAGTAGAAGTTGTCAGCATCAAGGTAATAAAAAAAGAATTACCAGTCTATGACCTAACTGTAAATCATCACCATTGTTATTTTGCCAATGGTATACTGGTCAGCAATTGCGACGCGCTCGGATTGCTTGCCATAGCGTATGAAGAACTTGTTAAAGAAAAAACAAAGCGTAATGTGGTGTTACCGCGTTACACATCATTAACACCGGGCATGGGTTATTAGCGTGGAAGATTACACAGAAGAACAAATTAGTGAAATGAGAGCCGCAAAGCTAGCGTCGTTCGCTTCATCTATCGTTAAGAAACGTGCGGAAGCTAAAGCCGGTCGTGCTAAATCTGGCATTGAACGAGTATGGCGCGAAGATGAACTGTACTATGCCGGTATTGATGATGCTAACAACGAAGAAGGCGCGTTGAAACCGGCAACTAAGGATGGCGTTGTTACAATGAAAGCGGGGCGAGGTGATGCTGGTAATAACCGATCTACTGTTTTTGTGAACATCACACAACCGTATGTTGATAGCGGCGCAGCTCGAGTCAGCGAAATGTTGTTGCCTACGAACGATAAGCCGGTGAGTATCAAACCAACACCTATACCGGAAATTGGTGAAGATAAAGAATCCGATGAACTGATGCCTGACGGTCAAACATCGGTAGCCGACGCTGCTAAAGCGTTCATTGTTGAAATGGAACAGAAAGCCGAAAAAGCCGAAACTCAGATATGGGATTGGTTGGTTGAGTCCAGGTGGCATTCTGAAATGCGGAAGGTTATTGAACAATGCGCGTTGTTGGGCGTTGGTGTTATTAAAGGCCCGTTTCCGGTTAAACGCAAGCGTCGGAAAATGAATCAATCAGACGGTGTTATTGAATTGGTAATTACCGATGAAATGAAACCGGCATCAAGAGCAATTGATGTTTGGAACCTATACCCTGATCCGAGTTGTGGCAATAATATCCACAACGGTAACTATATTTTTGAACGTGATCTGATAACCAAGAAAGAACTATCCGATTTAAAAGGAACCGGTTATATCGACGATCAAATTGATGCGGTTATAAAAGAAGGACCGAGTAAAAAATATATCGATAATCCAGGTTCAGAAGAAACATGCACCGAGTCTTATGAAATTTGGTATTACCACGGCTATGCCAGTGCCGAAGAAATGAACGCTGCCGGACATGAAGCCATAGACCATGATCAGGTTCCTGTTATTCTTGTTATGATTAACGACCGTATCATCAAGGCATCATTATCAATCATGGACAGCGGCGAGTTTCCATACGATGTGATGAGTTGGAAGAAACGCACGGATCATTGGGCAGGTGTGGGCATTGCCCGTCAGGTTCGCACGGCTCAGAGAATGGTTTTGGCGGCTACGCGCAACATGATGGATAATGCCGGTATATCTGCCGGACCTCAGATATTTATGAAACGTAATAGCATCCTACCTGCCGACGGTGTTTGGGAAATCAGTCCGTTAAAAATCTGGTGGGTTGATGAGGATGTTACCGAAGGCGAAGCGCACTCAGCGATAACAACCGTACAGATACCAATGATCCAAGCGGAACTTGAAGCTATCATACGATTGGCTATGGAGTTTGCAGAACGCAGTACATCAATGCCCATGCTGCTGCAAGGTGATCAAGGATCGGCTACTCACACAGTCGGCGGCATGACCATCCTGCAAAACAATTCAATGTCAGTATTACGGGCAATTGCCAAAACGTTTGATGATGATGTTGTTGAACCACACGTTACACGTTATTACGAATGGTTAATGATATACGGTGAAAACGATGACATGAAAGGGGATTTTTCAATTACCCCTCAAGGTTCAGCCGCATTCTACGAACGTGATAGCCAGAACCAAGCTATCATGCAATTGATACCAATGGCGGCCACGCCGGGCTATGGATTGAATCCAGAGAAACTTATGGTTGAATTGCTCAAGATGAACAAGATTAGTCCTGAACGTGTCAGTTTTACCAAAGAAGAAAAGGAACAACAGGCACAAGCCACACAAGGTCAAGGTGAACCGAGCGCCCTGGATGTAGCAAAACTTAAAGTTGATGGTGATTTGCAAAAAGCCCAACTGGTTCAACAAAGCGACAAGGAAGAACTGGAACTCAAAGGTGATGCAATGCGGGCCGAGTTTGCGCTCAAGCTGCAAATGCAACAAGAACAGTTCGAACATGAGTTGCGGATTGAACAGCTCAGATTACAAATAAAGATGATGGAGTTATCCAGTCAGCAAAACATTAGCCTGGAATCAATCAAAGCATCATTGGCCGATAGTGCGCTCAAGTTGCAAACACAGAAGGAACTATCACGGGATAGTTTAAAAACCACTCAAGTATCCATGCCAGAAACAGAACCAGTGGGGCAAGCGCCCGATGGACAAGCATACCAAAGGTAAAAATATGATTGAAAAGGATCCTACATTATGGGGAATATCGTCTTGGATATTCGCCTTGTCAATGCCAGTTGCCGGCGGAATGGTAAACTGGTACAGCAAAGTTAGAAAAGGCCGTAGTCGCATATTCAATTTTGTTGAATTAATTGGTGAGATATTTACCAGCGGCTTCGTTGGACTCGGTACGTTTATGTTACTGACTTCATACGATCAACCGCCCGGCGTATGCGCTGCCTTTGCCGGAGTATCGGGGCACATGGCGACACGAATTTTATTTCTAATCGAACAATATATCGAAACAAAAGGTAAAAGGATAATTGAGGATGAATAGCAACTTAAAAGCATTCCTGGATATGATCGCCATATCCGAAGGAACAAGCACAAGCCCAGCCACCAAGCTAAACGGTTACGATGTTATAGTAACTGGATGGGATAAAAAACCAGAAACGTTCAGTGATTTTAGTTGCCATCCGTTTTCAAAAGGACGCAAACCAAAACTGATTAGTAAAAAGTCAGGGTTATACAGCACGGCAAGCGGTCGGTATCAGTTCATGCGTAAGGATTATGAGCATTACAAACATACGTTAACTCTGCCGGACTTTGGACCGGACGCACAGGATAAGTGGGCAATCCAATTAATTCGTGAACGTCGTGCACTAAATGACATATATGATGGTAAAATACAATCGGCTATTGCTAAAGTAAGTAATATATGGGCATCATTACCCGGCGCCGGTTATGGGCAACATGAGAATGCAATGTCAAAGTTATTACTGGCATATACCAATCATGGAGGAAATTTAGCTTGATATTAACACCGTATGACCTTGAAACAGAATTGTGGAAAAAGATATACAAGCATTATGAAACCCTGCTTGCATCTACACAAAGAGAATTGGAAAAAAATTTAACACC